TTTCCGAAAGAGGGTCATGCTTTATCAACGTGGACAATCAATACAATAAGTGGGAAAACAGGCCATCCGACAGAAAAGCCTGTTGAAGTGCCAGCAACGGCTGTTTCACATTCAAGCAAAGAAAACGATGTTGTGTTAGACCTATTCGGCGGTAGTGGTAGCACACTAATAGCCTGTGAACAAACAAACCGCAAATGCTATATGTGCGAATTAGATGCTCATTACTGTGATGTGATTATTCAGAGATGGGAAAATTTTACGGGACAGAAAGCGGTTCTGATAGATGGATAAGATGAGGGATAAGCACGTATGCGAAATGCAAAGACTATCAGAAGCAATACAAAAAACAAAATCAGAACACCTTAAAACGGATTACACAAAAGCATATAGAAGAATGTATCGTGAATTAAAGGAGTATGATGAGTGGCACAAAAAGCAGAATGTATGAGTGAAAACAGGTGAATCATGGGAGCAAAACCTAAATATACAGAATGGCTCACACCTGATGGGCTACTGCGTATAGAAGGATGGGCGAGAGACGGTCTGTCCCTTGCGCAGATTGCTCACAATGTCGGTGTCGCAGATTCTACTTTCAGACGATGGAAGGAAGAAAATGAGGCATTATCGGCGGCAATAAAGAGAGGCAATGCCCCTGTTGATCTTGAAGTCGAAAATGCTATGCTGAAATCCGCGCTCGGGCACAAGGAAACCGTCAGGAAAGCTATCAAGGTAAAGACCGAAAAGCAGAAAGTCGGAGAGGGCAAAATTGTAGAAGAACACATTGAATATGTCGATGAGGAAGTCTACATTCCACCGCAAGTGATAGCACAGATATTCTGGCTGAAAAACCGAAGACCTGACAAATGGAAAGAAAAACAGGTTGTTGAAGCTGACACAACCGCTCTTGAAAAACTTGATGCTATTCTTGCACAGAATATCAGGAACGCCAACGGTCAGGATAAATTGGAGTATTTGAGGGAAGAAGATGTCTTCACAGAATCAGAATAAATACTGTTCGGGAAGGAGGTGGTGCTATGGGGCTTAGATTTTCCAACAAGCAGAATGAGTACATAAGATGTGCTGACAAGCGTTGGAATTTCAAAGTCGGTTAGGTGCGGTCCGTTCGGGCAAATCCTTTGTAGACATAGCACATATCATTCCGCAACGGTTGAGGGCTGTGAAGGATGAAAAGGGTATAAACCTTATTCTCGGTGTATCAAAGTCAACCATTGAAAGAAACGTCCTTCAACCCATGAGGGAGATATATACCGATGCTGTTGTAGGCAATATAAACAGCAGTAATGTCGCTATGGTCTGCGGAGTGCCGTGTTATTGTCTCGGTGCTGAAAAGGTGTCGCAGGTTGCAAAGATTCAGGGTTCATCTGTCAAGTATTGCTATGGTGATGAAACGGCAAAATGGAACAAAGACGTGTTCTACATGTTGCAGTCACGTCTCGATAAAAGCTATTCAAAATTTGATGGTGCTTGCAACCCTGAATATCCGGGCCACTGGTTAAAACAGTTCCTTGACCGTGAAGATGTAGACAAGTATATTCAGAACTACACAATTTTTGACAATCCATTCATCGACAAGAATGTTGTCCGTAATTTATGTTATGAATACCACGGTACTGTCTTTTATGACCGGTATATAAAGGGCCTATGGGCGCTTGCCGAAGGTCTTATATATCCATTCTGGGAAAAATGCGTAGAAGAGCCACCAGAAGGCCCTGCGGAAGATTACTGCCTGTCTATCGACTACGGTACTATGAACGCATTTGCGGCGCTTCTATGGGGGAAATACGGGCAAACATGGTACGCAGTCCATGAATACTACTATTCGGGCCGTGAAGAGATCACAGGCACAAAGACCGATGCACAGTATGTACAGGATATGTTGAAATTTATTGCTCCGATACTGCCGCATATAAAAGTTACAAGCAGTATATTCGGTGGAGGCGAAACACCGAATATAGAAACTATTGTTGACCCGTCCGCTGCATCATTTATTGCCGCGCTAAGGGAGCATGACTGTTTTACTGTGATTCCTGCGCGAAATGATGTTCTTGATGGCATCAGAGACACTGCGAGGGCAATGCAGGCGGGAAAAGTCAGGATATCACCGAAATGCGAAGCATTTATACATGAATTACAAGGGTATGTCTGGCAGGACAGAGCCGATATTGATGCACCTGTAAAGATAAACGACCACGCAGCAGATTCATGTCGTTACTTTGTGCGGACAAAACACATTGCACCTACTGAATTGGAAATGCAGTCAATATTTATGTGAGGTAAAGAAAGTTGTACACATATAATGATTTTCTCCTGATACCGGAAAACGAGAAGATGAACTTTGTCCGCTCTATCATTAGCGCTCATGAATCATCACCGGAATACCGCTTTGCGAAGACAGCCGAAGCATATTACCGGCGCAAAAATGAAACAATCATGAATTTCCAGAAACTTCTTTATACCGTAACCGGCAAGAAGATTCCGGATAACTATTCCACCAACTACAAACTGCGGTCTAACTGGTTTAACTACTTTACAGCACAGTTGAATCAATACCTGCTCTCAAACGGTATCACCTGGAAGGAAGAGACCACAAAAGACAGTCTCGGTGACAAGTTTGATCTACAGGTGAAAAAGCTGTCCAGGTATGCACTTGTCCATGGTTCGGCATTTGGTTTCTGGAATCTCGACCACCTTGAGCCGTACAGCTTCCTTGAGTTTGCTCCATTGTATGACGAGGAAAACGGTGCGCTCATGGCCGGTGTCCGGTTTTGGCGTCTCGATGCATCTAAACCGTTGAGGGCAACACTGTTTGAGCCTGACGGCTACACTGATTACGAGTGGAACACCAACACAGACGGCAGAGAAGCCGGTGTAGTGAAAGAAGAAAAGCGTGCTTATATCCAGATTGCAGTCACAACAGAAGCGGAAGGCACAATTCTCTATGATGGGCGCAATTATCCTACTTTCCCTATTGTTCCGCTTTACGGTATCGAGAAGCAGTCGGAGTTGGAAGGCAGGCAAGAACTGATTGACTGCTATGATCTGATAGAATCCGGCTTTGCAAATACGGTTGAAGAGGCCAGTTATATTTATTGGGCTATCCAGAATGCAGAGGGAATGAGAGATGGAGACCTGGCAAAGTTTGTTGAGAGGGTAAAAACACTGCATGTTGCGATTGCAACAAGAGGAAACGGTGCATCGGCTACGCCTAACAGCATAGAAGCGCCGTATTCATCCAGAACCGCCCTGCTCAATGAACTGAGGGAAGCACTCTTCTATTCGTTCAAGGCGTTTGATGCAAAGCAGATTCAATCTTCCGGCGCAGTAATTGCACAGATTGATGCAGCTTATGAAGCGCTTGACCAGAAAGCCAGTGAATACGAGGATAATGTCTTTGAGTTCCTTGATGGTATCATGGCTGTCACCGGTATTGATGACACTCCTACATTAACCAGGTCGAAGATCAGCAACACCGGCGAGCAGATAGGAAATATTTTGCAAGCCGCCGACCACCTGACACCAGAATATGTGACAAAGAAAATCCTGACATTATTTGGTGATGGTGATTTAGCAGACGAGATCATCAGAGAAAAAGATGCGGAGGACATGGAGAAGATAAACATCCCCGAAGAGGAGCCGCAGGAAGAGCCAGAGACCGCCGAAGAAGAAAGCCAGACAGAGCCGGAGAAGTAAAACATGGCAGATCGTGCGCATGAAATAACCGAAAAGATTATAAAAGACACAGAAAAACGGTTGCGGCGAGAGTATGAGAAGGCAGCAAAAGAACTTGAAGAAAAATTAAATGATTATTTTCGCAGGTTCAAAATAAAAGATGAAAAATGGCAGCAATGGGTAAAACAGGGGAAAAAGACAGAAAAAGAGTATAAACAATGGAGGACCGGCCAGATGGCTGTCGGTAAAAGATGGCAGCAGATGAAAGACACCATTGTAGAGGACATGAGGAACACAAACGAGATTGCCAAAAAGATTTGCAAAGGTCAGCAGACGGATATATACGCTGTAAATCATGCTTATGGCACATATCAGGTTGAGCACTCCGGAGGAATCAATACCAACTATACCCTGTACAACCATGAAGCAGTTGAAAACATCTTAAAGAACAACCCTGATTTGATGCCGCCACCTGGGAAAAAGACCTCTAAAGCGATAGCAGAAGGCAGAGCAAAACGGTGGGCACGGCAAACGGTTCAATCAACTATAACACAAGGAATCATGCAGGGAGACAGCATCCCGAAACTTGCCAGAAGACTTGCAACAAATGTTGCCGACAAGGATTATAAAGCCGCTATCCGTAATGCAAGAACCATGGCAACATCAGCGCAGAATGCCGGTAGATATGAAGCATACAGGCGCGCAAGAGACATGGGAATCGATCTAACAATCGAATGGGCCGCAACTCTCGATGATCGCACAAGGCACTCACACAGAAACATGCACGGGCAAAGGCGGGAAGTAGACGAGCCATTTGTAATTGTTGACGGTGGAAGAACATTTTACATCATGTGGCCTGCTGACTGCAATTCGTCACAATCAAACGCTCCACAGAAAGAAATCTGGTGCTGCCGGTGTACTCTATTGGCTTGGGTAAAAGGCTTTGAACATGACATGCAGAGGGATTCTGACAAAATGACTATGGATTTTGATGAATGGCTGAAGGTTGAACCTGGCAAAGAAAAGTTTCAGCCGATTTTAAAGCAGTACG